TTATTGTGCGGCCCCCTGGAGGGGGCTGCACATTAACCCTCGTGGTGATGTCAAGACTTGCTGTGCCGGAGATCCCAATATTCTGGGCAATCTCAATGACCACACCATAGATGAAATACTCACCGGTCCTGCCCTACAACGCATACGCCAGACCATACGCAACGGGCAGTTAGATCCTGCCTATTGCTACAACTGTATCCAGGCCGAGCGCTACGGACGCAGTGAACGTGATTGGCACAACTCAGTCAATCCAGATTTTGATCCGGCCACAGCATCTGACCTTGAACATCGTCCTACCATAGTGGATGTTCGTTGGAATACCACCTGCAATCTCAGCTGCAACTATTGCGGGGACAAGTGTTCAAGCCGCTGGGCCACATTGAAACACATTCCAGTAAAGTCGGGCGTTAGGCCTTACTCGGAGTCAGTGTGCCAATATCTAGACCAGCACCGAGACCACATAAAAGAAGTGGCTCTAGTGGGCGGCGAACCCTTGCTGCTGCCAGAAAATGAGAGACTGTTGGATGTGGTGCCCGACTCGGCCATCGTGACTCTGATTACCAATGTGTCGGTAGAGCTCGGCCGTAACCGGATATTCCAGCGATTGTCGCAGCGATCGCGTGTGGGATGGAGCCTGAGCTTTGACAATGTCGCTGAGCGATTTGAGTATGTGCGTCATGGTGCCACCTGGGATCTGTTGTTAAAAAATCTCGATGCCATACAGCATCTGATTCAGACACAAGGGCACTGGGGCGGCATACATGCGGTATACAATGTCTACAATGCAACTTGTCTTCGAGAACTCACTGAGTTTGCGAGATCACGAGATTTGACCATACATTGGCAGAGCCTGTATCAGCCTGAGTGTCTCGATCCGGCCAGACTGGGCCCCGACATAGCCGATCTCGCACGAGCACACATACACGATTTGCTGGAAGCGGGTATTTGTTTGCCCGCAGAGCAGGCTTTTTTTGAGCAGGTCCTGTCTGGACTCAACGAAAGAGAAGATCAACGCGACGAACTGCGTCAACATTTACAACAAATCGAAACCCAATATCATCTCGATCAACTGGGACAGTTTGCTCGGCTCTGGCCTGACATACATGAGTTGATCACATGATAGGAGCCAAGAGCACACTTGACACGGTTCTGGTCAAGGCACCACATCGCCGCGAGACTTATACAGAGTCTGAACTGGAAGAATTCGCGCAGTGCGCCGGTCCTCTCACGGGTCCTGAGTATTTTTTGTCAAACTTTTTTTACATACAGCATCCCACACGCGGCAAGATGCTGTATCAGCCATTTGACTATCAACGACGTTTGATTGGCACCTATCACGGCTATCGATACTCCATCAGCCTCATGCCCAGGCAAACCGGTAAATCGACATCGGCTGCAGGATATCTCTTATGGTACGCTATGTTTGTGCCCGACTCAACCATTCTCATTGCCGCACACAAATACACTGGCGCACAGGAAATCATGCAGCGCATACGCTATGCCTATGAACTGTGCCCCAACCATATCCGTGCCGGAGCCACCAGTTACAACAAAGGATCCATAGAGTTTGACAACGGAAGTCGCATAGTGAGCCAGACTACCACAGAAACCACCGGCCGGGGTATGTCAATCTCTCTCTTGTACTGCGATGAGTTTGCGTTCGTCCGACCTACCATTGCCCGAGAGTTCTGGACTTCGATATCACCTACCTTGGCCACTGGTGGTAAGTGCATCATAACATCTACACCCAACTCCGACGAAGATCAGTTCGCATTCCTGTGGAAGGGAGCCAACAAATGCCAGGACGAATTTGGCAATGACACTGAACTGGGTGTCAACGGTTTCCGAGCCTTCCGCAGTTACTGGAATGAGCATCCCGAACGTGACGAAGGTTGGGCCTCTGAACAACGACAGCAACTGGGCGAAGATCGATTCCGCCGAGAAATGGATTGTGAATTCATTATCAATGACGAGACTCTGATCGCTCCGGCCAAGCTGCTGGATCTCGAAGGTCGGGAGCCCCTGCGCAGGACCGGTCAGGTGCGTTGGTACCACAGCATAAATCCCGAGGCCATCTATGTAGTGGCGCTGGATCCCAGCCTGGGCACCGGTGGCGACCCTGCCGCCATCCAGGTTTTTGAAGCAGGAACCACCCAGCAAATAGCAGAATGGCGCCACAACCGCACCACCATACCTGAACAGATCCGAATCCTGGCCGACGTGATCAAAGAACTCAACGCCGTGGTCAAAGACGATCGACGCATCTACTACTCGGTGGAAAACAACACTGTTGGCGAGGCGGCCCTGATCTCTATCGCTGAGTTTGGTGAGGAGAACATACCGGGTTATTTTCTCAGTGACAGTTCAGTCACAGGCAGCCGTAGATTCCGCAAAGGATTCAACACCACTGCCAAATCAAAACTCATGGCCTGTAACAAACTCAAAATACTCATAGAAACCAACAGGATGAAGATCGCCAGTAGGTCGTTGATTTCAGAACTAAAAACCTTTGTGGCTCATGGAGTGAGTTATGCCGCCAAGCCCGGCGAAACCGACGATCTAGTGATGTCCACGCTGTTGGCCGTGCGCATGCTGATCATGCTACAGAGTTATCATGCTGAGCTGGATTCACATCTCAAGGATCACGGCGACCAGATCATTGAGCCCATGCCTTTCATTGCTGTCATGCGATAAATAACTGATCATGGCAAACCAACAAAATATTTCGTCAGATTTATACGATCTCCTGGTCACACGCAACTTTGATCCTGAAGTTACCAACGCTCAGGGGCAGGCCACGCAGCCCGACGAGGGCGTGGTATTCAGCTTTGACTATGTCAGTGCCCAGGGCAAGACCTATGGCACTGCCGTGGCCGTGATCGACAGCGAGGATCAGGAACTCAGCCTCTATTTTGGCGACAATCTCGGCAAGAGCATGGAAGAACCCGACAAGTCGGAATGGTTTGAGTTCCTGCGCCAGCTCAGTCAGTTTGCCACTCGACACAACTTCCATACCTTTAGCCCTAAGAATCTCAACAATCTCAAGCATACCATGGCAGGCATGGCCGCCATCCGGGAAGGCCTGTTCGAAGGCTACTATGGCACGCGCCGTGTCAGCTACATGGGCGAGGCCACTGATGCCCGCCTGGTCATCCAACACAACCGACCCCTGGGCGAGTCAGACGCTCGCCACAGAAACATCAAGAATCTTTTCATAGAGACCGTAGAGGGCGAACGATTCAAGCTGCCTTTCGTAAATCTCGCCGGCGGCCGTGCCATGTTGGAACACGTTCGCCAAGGCGGTCGCCCCTACGACATTCGTGGGGTGCACATCGCAGAAATGGTGTCTGAGCTCAAGCTGCTCAACAGATTCAACAGAGCCAGCGCCGGGCGCGTGGTGGAAGGTGTCACAGCAGACCTACGCGAACAAGCGCATGCATACTACGACAATCTGCGCGAGAGCCTGCGCCACCTTGGCAGCGCACGCGGTTATCAACGCTATTTTGAATCATGGTCTCCGGCTGCGATCACCGAGACTGACGCGCTGGTAGAAGATCTCAAAACTCTGTTTGTAGAGCAGACCATTGATGCCAGGATCGAAGCAGCACTGCCAGTGCTGGCCAAAATACAGCAAGGAACTGCCATGAAAGAAATCAAGATGTTCGAGCACTGGGTGGACTCAGTGACCGAAGGCACCTGGGCCCAGCCAGACACTCCAGAGAAAGTCGAACAACTGCAGGCATTCATGAGCCAGGAGCAGCCAGTGGGTCCAGACGCGGTCAACGCCACCGAAGCTCTCTATGACATCATTGGCGACGACGAACTGTTTGATCAACTGGCGGCCTTGGCCCAACGAGATCCCGATGCCGACGCCAGAGCCACTGTACGGGATTGGATCGTCGATCATCAGTATGATCCTGAATGGCAGGACATGTTGCGTCCCATATCCGTGGCTGTTGATGCGGACGATCAAGAACAAAATGTAGATCTAGATCTCAATGACACGGATGTGAAGGAAGGCGACAATGTTGCTACCTTTGAAGGTCCAGACGCGGACATTGAATGCAATCGCACCATGGAAGGCCGGCACTGTCCAGTGCATGGCATGATGGAATGCGGCATGTATGAGGACAGCACCGATCCCATGGACCACCGAGGCGCTGCGACAGACAGTTTCTACGAAGAACTGAGCCGTATGAAATCTTTGGCCTTGCCAAAATCACATAAATAACATTGACACCCAGCAACAAGGCGCATATACTCAGGGTGTGTGCGCTTTTTTGTTGATGTCACAGGCAACTTTATCTAAAACATCGTATAGGCAACACACATAGGCAACTTACAAGGAGATACCACTATGGCTTCATTGGCAGAAATTCGAGCAAGACTACAGGCAGCTGAAAACAAAGGTTCACAAACAACTGGCACAGGTGACAGCGCGATTTACCCGCACTGGAACATGGAAGAAAATCAAAGTGCCACCCTCCGGTTCCTCCCGGATGGCAACTCCAAAAACACTTTTTTCTGGGCCGAACGGGCTATGATCCGTTTGCCGTTCAATGGTGTCCGTGGCGACACTGACTCCAAACAGGTCATGGTACAGGTGCCCTGCGTGGAAATGTGGGGCGATGCTTGCCCGATCTTGGCCGAAGTGCGCACCTGGTTCAAGGACAAGAGCCTGGAAGAAATGGGCCGCCGCTATTGGAAAAAGCGCAGTTATGTATTCCAGGGCTTTGTGCGTGAAAATCCACTGGCCGAGGATCGCGTGCCAGAAAACCCCATCCGTCGTTTTATCATTGGTCCGCAGATCTTTACCATCATCAAGGGTGCGCTGATGGATCCCGAACTGGAAGAACTGCCTACCGACTACCAGCGCGGGCTGGACTTCCGCATTACCAAGACTGCCAAAGGCGGGTTCGCAGACTACAACACTTCAAAGTGGTCGCGCAAGGAGTCGGCACTGACAGATCTGGAACAGGCCGCCATTGAGGCACATGGTCTGTTTGATCTTGCTGCTTTTCTGCCCAAGCGCCCCACTGATGTGGAACTGCGTGTGATGAAGGAAATGTTTGAAGCATCCGTGGATGGACAGAGCTATGACGCCGATCGCTGGGGCCAATACTTCCGCCCAGCTGGCGTGGCAGCACCCACAGGGACCGGCACTGCCAGCGACGAATCGTCGGCCGGGACCGCGCCA